ATTGCTCAAAATGCGTACAATTCTCCAGCATCTCAAAAGAGGAGATTACGCAAAGCTGGACTTCCATTGTCGTATATGTATCGAGGGAATGTAAACCAACAATCACAAGCACCCCAGCTATCAATAGACCCTCAAATAGGGTTTAAGGAAAAAGAGCTAGCCAATCAAACAACCGTCGCAAATGCTCAGGCGACAAAACTTGGAAAGGAATCTGAGAAACTTGATATTCAAAATGATATCCAGGATGGCATACGCAACTGGTTAAGGAATCAAGGAAAATCAGGTCACAAACTCGGAGGTTTCACAGGAAGCAATCAGGAAATCAATCTTAACATTGAGCAAGCAAGCAAAGAGGCTGAAATGTATACAAAACAACATACAGAACGCCTCAAACAAATTCAACGATTAGTCGAAAATACACTTCTGTCAGAAGATGTTCCTGCAGAAGAACGCAGGCAAGGTCTTGCCAAAATAAAGCAACAACTAACAAACATGGCTAAGCAAGCTGGCTTAATGGACCAACTAAAAGGTATAAGAGAATGGGAGGAATTTCTTAATACGACAGTAACGGAAAGTATTACAAGCCTTCCTCAATGGGCTCAAGCATTAACTTCAATCATATTAAAACTATCAAACTTTAAAAGATGAAAAGACGCATCGAATCAGGACAATCATTCCCTGAAAGATTTGAACAACACGCTCCGGCCAACTGGTTCGATCTGGGATTTAATCACAAAACAACAACAACAATGGGACTTCTTGTCCCTCTCGCCACAAAGGAAGTTTATCCTGGCGAGAAATTGAGGCTTGCAAACGAGATAAAACTTATGTTTGCACCCCTATATCTCCCAATATTTCATCAATGCTATTTCACATGCGATTGGTTCTATGTAACCTATGACCAACTGTGGAACTATTGGGATAATAACTGGAAAACATTCATTAGTGAGGACCCAAATAATGCAACCCTGATACCGCCTAAATTCAATTATTTACGAGCGGATGCAGTATTTACCGATGGGATTATAAATTATATGGGCTTTAACGCCCCTCCTACAACAGGAACTCTAAGGATACAACAAGAAATTTCGGCTCTTCCTCCTGTGGCTTATGCAAAAATCTGGAATGAATACTTTCGTAATGATCAAATTCAGGCAGATATTTTTCGGAACGCAACGGTACCACTAACAGCTGGTGACAATACGAACCTGGTTCAGGAATTAGTACCCAATCTAAGGGCATTGCGGCGCAACTGGCCAAGGGATTATTACACATCAGCAACTCCAACACCACAATTAGGTGAAAATGTACTGATTCCAATGATCAGTAAAACCTACGAAAATGAAATTGGTGACATCGGTTTCGGTCCTTCAACCTGGTTAAGAAATGACGGGGTCAATCCTCCTGATGGCTCACTTGATACTACAATTGCGGGTACACCCCCAAAATCATTCACTACACGTGCGGGTAGTGCTGTATATCTTGACATCCAATCAACTGCAGCACCTATTCGTGATCTCCGCTATGCTCAACAAATGACTGAATTTTTGGAGAGACATCTCAGGGCGGGAGATCGATATAACGATTTCGTAATGCGCAATTTCGGATATAATCCGAACCCGCTATATATAGACCGCCCAGTATGGATAGGCGGATACACAGGAGACGTATTTATCTCTGAAGTACTGGCCACTGCAGAAGTCGGAGCGTACACAGTTGGTGAGTATGCAGGTCAAGCACTCGCAAGGGACAATACTCCAACTTTCACATATACTGTACCCGATTATGGGCTAGTCATGTGTTTATTCACATGCTATCCAAAAGCATCGTACTATACGGGTACTGACCGCATGTGGTCTAAAAAAACAAAGATGGAGTACATGTGGGAGCAATTTGCCCTTATAGGAGATCAGCCAATTCTTAATAAAGAGGTGTGGTTCTCTTGGTATGATGCTGATGAAGCATGGAACAATGAAATATTTGGGTATCTTCCTCAATACACATGGGAAAAATACAGTAATGACATTGTCTCAGGCCAAATGCGTACAATATGGGAAGGATTTCACCTGGGACGTAAATTCGACGATGCAACGGATGTGGTCCTCAACTCTGCGTTCCTGGAATGCAGACCAGACATAGGTCGTGTGTTTGTGGTTGATACCGAAGCAGGAGAGCACGAGGTCCTGATACATGCCTACAACAAAATTGAGGTACTACGGAAGTTACCACGTAATGGATTACCTCAAACATAGTGACGCCTGATGAGATTGGTGAGTTGCAGTGGCAGTGGGTTATACCCGCTGCCCTCTGCAAATGGACATTAGAGGACTATTGGAACTCAGAAATACATCATTATGGCATGCGATGCACCCCTCTCTATACGTTACAATCCACCGAGACCGGATGGGAACGGAGGCTTGATCTACTACTTTCCAGGCGATTGCGGAAAGTGCTTAAACTGTTTGAAGAAAAGGAAGGCACACTGGGCATTCCGGATAGCGGAACAGAAAAGGGTAGCCTTTTCGAGTTACTTCGTAACCCTGACCTATGATGACAAGTACGTACCACATGGTGACGGAGTATTAACCATAAACAAGGAAGACCATAAAATATTTATAAATGAACTCAAAGCAAAGGAGAGGCCAAAGGCGCTCGACAAGAGAAAAGACAAGTCAATCGAGGAACACTATCGAGAAGAAAGAAATATCCCTGAAAACGGAAAACTCTCCTATTATGGAGTCGCTGAATATGGAGATATCACCTCTCGCCCACATTTTCATTATCTTCTGTTTAACATTCGTGATACTCGTAATATTGAAAATGCTTGGGGTAAGGGTATTGTAGATATTGACTCTGACGTAAACCAAAACAATATAGACTACGTATTAAAATACATGCTCAAAGATCATTCAAGTAAGGAATATGAAAACAGGGAAAAGGAGACATCGTGGATGTCCAAAGGGATTGGTTCAAGTGCAGTCAACCCACAGTTTAAGTCCTATATTCGCAAAACAAATAACACTCAGGTGTGCACTACTCGAAACACGAAAATCAGCATTCCGAGGTACTACCGAAAAAAGTATCTTACAGACGCTGAACGAATTGCGAAGAGTAATTATATTGCGAAAATTATTAAGGGAAATGACAGAAAGAAGGAAGAGAGATTTCGATCGATGGGTGTCGATCTGGATAGATCAAACCTAATGGCAGCACAAGCCAGACAAGAGGTATTAAAATCACGATCAAAACGCAATTACGAATGAAAAGAGGAAAAGCAACACCGGAAAAAAACACTAATCCCTCGTTGACGATCTACGTCAAAACTAGGACACCAAAGGAAGCGTTTAATATGCTCCGGCAGGGTCATCCTATCGATGTAACCGCAGGTTACTTCGATGAAAAAGGACAGATATCAGACGATTTCTGGATGCTGGACAAAACAAGCAAGCTATATCGACTTGCTGAATTAAGGGAAGATGAAAAACATCTACAAGCTGAAATCAAAAACAAATATAAAGAATATGTCGAAGCAACTCAAAATCGGATCCAAGAGGAGGTCCACTCCCAAGGAGAAGTATCCCAACCCAGGAAATCTCAAACAGGAGGAAGTCTTGGTACACGAGAACAACCACTTTAAAAACCATGAGGATTCCGATATTCGGAAAAAATACATGGAATTTACGGTCTTTATGACATCACTCAATCAGACGCTTGAACTTGACAAAACTGCTACCGTTGACCAATTTGCCTCCAGGGTACACGACCTGGTAATGAAGGCAGCAAAGGTCTGAAGAAACCTTGTTTGAGTTTGACCTTAGCCCTGCCGTTTAACGGTGGGGCTTTCTTCATTAAAAGGGATGGTTTCGGAATCCTGAAAAACCCAATCCCAAAACAAACAGCACATAAATTTCACTAGGAAAAACATGGGGGTGGAGGGGGCAAAGCCCCCCCAAACTCAATAAAAATCTGGCCGACGCAGGAGGCCGCCAACGGCAACAATCCCCCGACGGAGGAGGGGATAAACCCGCGCGACATTAAAAAAAATCGCACGGAACAAAAAAGGCTCGCCCTGCCATAGCTGACCGTAGGGAAGCGCAAAAGCAGGAGCGGCCTACCCCACACATAGTCAAAGGCATCGAACAGATGACGGAAGCGTAGCGCATAGCGAGCCCAGCGCAGAAGGTAGCGTAGCGGACGCACAAGCGTAGCGAGCCCAGCGCCCAGCGCCCTAAGTGTGGGGAAAACAACATTTTTTTTGAAAAAAACAAAATGTAAAAAAATAATTATAAAATAATTAAAAACAGTAACCCGTTGAGAATCAACGGGTTACATAAAACAATGAGCGTAGCGAATAAAAAATAAAGCAACATCAGTTGCACATGTCGAATCTCGACAATAACTTCACAGGGCCTTAAATGGCTCGTCTATTTAAGGCCAAAAAATTCGGAACGAATTAAAAAACAAAAAATGGATTGGATTTCAGAAAACTGGGAGAAATTATCTCTCGCACTCGTTACAATAATTCAATCAGTAAAAGCAATTATACTGATATTCAAAAATCAGTCACAAACTAAATGAGAAATGGCATTAGGTCCAGTCGGAATATCATTACTTGTATCAGCCATCAATGGTCTTTTCGGAGTTGGCTCGACTATTGCTCAAAATGCGTACAATTCTCCAGCATCTCAAAAGAGGAGATTACGCAAAGCTGGACTTCCATTGTCGTATATGTATCGAGGGAATGTAAACCAACAATCACAAGCACCCCAGCTAT